TTAATATAGGAATAATGAAATTAATACATTGAGAAGCATTAGATATATTGTCTAAGTGAACAGATAATAGTATAGAACTAATCCTGATTGACCCCCCATATAACACTATTGCAAGTAAATGGGATAAATATGTTGATTTTAATAAATTCTTTGATATAGCTTGGAAAAAATTAAAACCTAATGGAAGCATAATAGTTTTTGCAAGTTGAAGTTTTACTCCTAGAGTTATGATGAGTAGCTTAAATGAATATAAGTATAAATATACTTGGATAAAAAACAATTCTACAAATTTTGTACATAGTAAAAATAGACCTATGACAAAACACGAAGATATACTTGTATTTAGTAAAGCTCCTATGGGGCATATATCTCAAATATGAGAAGAAAGAAGAATGATATATAATCCACAAGGGCTTATTAAGATAGATAAGAAAATTTCTTGAAATAATTTTGGAACTATTGCTTGACATAGACCTAGCCATAAGAAAGAATTAAAAAGAGAATATACAAACTATCCTAATGATGTGATAGATGATATTCCTGAAAAACCTACTACTAAAAAACTACACACTTCTGAAAAACCTGTGCAATTATTAGAAAAACTTATATTAACACACTCTAATAATGGATTAGTAATGGACTGTTTTATGTGAAGTGGTAGTACAGGAATTGCTTGTCAAAACTTAAACAGAGATTTTATTTGAATTGAACTAGATGAGAATTATTTTAACATAGCAAAAGAAAGGCTAGCTATTTAATATAGCTTATATACACTAAGTAATTTGACTTTACATCTTCTTCTAAAATTTGTAAGCTTAGTGTATGTAACTTGTATTTAATAATAAAATCATTATAATAGACTTATTAACACTAAGTCTTTTTTTGGGCAAAAGCCGAGAAATTGAGATGCAGACAAATGAGAAATTTATTTTATAATAAATACAATTATGGCTAAGAATAAATGAGGAAGACCATTAATGTTTGAAACAGTTGAGATACTACAAAAACAGATAGAGAAATACTTTGAAAGTTGTTATGAGTTACAATGGAATGATAGGATTAAAAGAGATGAAGATTGAAATAAATTATTAGATAGTAAAAACAAATATAAATACGAGCCTTATCAGGAAAAAGTAATGATACAAGTTCCTACTGTTTCTTGACTAGCAGTAGCTTTAGATACTTCAAGAAGAACATTAATTAATTACGAAGAAAGAGAGGAGTTTTTTCCCACTATAAAAAGAGCGAAGCAGTTTATTGAGAGTGCTATTGAAGAATGAATGCTTAAAAACAAACTAAATCCTACTTGAGTGATATTTAATTTAAAGAATAACTTTGGTTGGGTTGATAAACAAGAAGTAGAAAATATTAATAAGAATTATACTATGTGAGAAATTTTAGAAGAATTAGATGAAGATACTGATTTAACTAAATAAACTTATGTCTAAAAAACAAGTAGGAAAGAAACTTAAAGTAGTTATATCTGAACAAGACAAACTAAAGAGTAAATTAAAAGATTGGAAATGGAGATTAAAGAGTTGAAAGCTTTATAAGATTAAAGACAAGTATTGAAAGGTTATACCATTCAAGCCTAATAAATATCAAATCTATCTAATTGATAATTTACATTACAAAAACCTAATCCTTAAAGCAAGGCAATTAGGTTTTTCTACTTTAATTCAAGTGTTAATGTTAGACCAAGCATTATTTAGAAGTAATGTTGCTTGTTGAGTAATTGCTCAATGATTAAGAGAGGCAAAAAGTATTTTTGATAATAAGATTAAATTTGCTTATGATAATCTGCCTTTATGGCTACGAGCCGAAAGACCTTTAAAAAAAGATAGTACAGATACTTTAGAATTTAGTAATTGAAGCTCTATTTATGTATGAACGAGTTTTAGATGATGAACTTTACAATATTTACATATATCTGAGTATTGAAAGATTTGTGCCAAATTTCCTGACAGAGCAAAAGAAATAAATACTTGAGCATTAGAGGCTGTTGCTGAATGAAATTATGTATTTATAGAAAGTACAGCCGAATGAAAGAGTTGAGATTTTTACGATAAGAGTGAAACTGCTAAGAAATTAACAGAAATATGAAAAAAATTAAATGTTCACGAATATAAGTTTTTCTTCTTTGCTTGGTGGGAAGTTGATGAATATAGATTAGAAGATGATGATTTAGTATTATCTAAAGAAACTAAAAACTATTTTAAGAAATTAAAAGAAGAAGAAAAGATTGATTGTGATGAAACACAGATGAAATGGTATCAAGTAAAAGCAGAAGAAAAGAAAGATGAAATGCTTAGAGAATATCCTAGCACTCCTGAGGAGGCATTTATGGTAGCGATTGCTTGAAGTTATTATAAGAAATGGATTACTAAGGTTAGAGAGGAATGAAGATTATGTAGAGTGCCTTATGAAGTAGAATTACCTGTATATACAGGTTGGGATTTGGGTGGTGCTTGATGATGAGATGCAATGGTTATTTGGTTTTATCAAGTTTTTTGAAAAGAAATTAGAATAATAGATTTTTTCGCTTGAACTTGATATTGATTAAAGGATATTCATAGAGAAATATTAATGCCTAAGCCTTATAATTTCTGAACAATGTATTTGCCTCACGATGCTAAAGTGCATTCATTAAATGATAGAAAAACTAGAGAAGAAACAATGATAGAGTTATGATATGAGGTTGAGGTTTTACCTAAAACTCTAATATCTGATAGGATAGATAGTTGTAGAGATAGTTTTAAATATATGTATTTTGATAAAGAGAATTGTTCCGACTGATTAGATAAAACTGCTGAATATAGGAGGAAGTGGAATGATAGCACAGGGTGTTTTATGAATGTGCCTGAACATAAAAACTCAGATGTAGCAGATGCTCTATGATATTTAGCACAAGCAGTAAATATAAAATTAGAAAGTAGAATTTGATGAGTTGTAGCTGAAACAAGCTATGAAGATTACTTTTAAATTGACTATATTAATAATATAAGTATATTAGATACGATTAGATATTTAACTATTACTTATGATTATATTCAACTGAAAAACATATAAAATTCGGGGAGATGAAAAATATTATCAACAAGCATACTGAAATAGACTGCATAGAGATGTTTGGATTTACCATAATTGAGATATACCTAAATGATATGATATTCATCATAAAGATGAGAATGTTTTAAATAATAATTTAGATAATCTTGAGTTAATTGAAAGTTGAAAACATAGAAGTGAACATATGAAAAAGAGATTTGAAGATGCTGAATATAAAGAAAATAATAATAAACAATTAGATATAATTAGGCCATTAACAAAAATATGGCATTGAAGTGAAGAATGAAGAAATTGGCACAAAGAACATTATAAGAATAGTTTGTGATGTATGCCTATACATACTTTACAATGTGAGCAATGTTGAACAGATTTTGAAACAACCGATAAAACAACTTCAAGATTTTGTTCAAATAAATGTAAAAGTCAGTTTAGGAGAGATAGTTGAGTAGACAATATTACTAGAGATTGTATTAAATGTTGAGAATGATTTATTATTAATAAATACTATAAAACTCAGCAATGTAAAGTTTGTCGGAATAAGAGGTTTAAATAATTTGCATAATTTTTCTTAGAGATTAATATACAATTATTAATAATAACTAAACAATTATGGAACTAGATTTATTATGATTAAATAAAGATGAAATTCTATCTCAGATTAAGTGAGAAAAGGATTTATCTAAAAGTTACTTTGAAGAAAAAAGACAACAATTTAGAGATAGAATAAAATTAATTAACTGACAAGCTAAATGAAAAGATAAGGTAAATATAAATATTGCTTCATCTCAAATTAATACTTTGATAGCATTATCTTATCAAGATGAATTGACTGTAAAATTTCAATGAAGAAGTTTTGAGGATTATGAAGTTGCTGATAATTTAGAGAACTTAGCTAGATTTGATACAGATGAAATGAATATGGATTGGAAGAACTACCAAAAAGAGTTTGATAGATTATTCTACTGAGTATCTGTTAGAATATTTGACAACTTTGATAGTAAAAGAAATGTTCCAATGTTTACAGTTCAAGACCCAATGTCTTGGTATGCTGACCCAACTCCTACTTGATATACTGCACAAGATTTTAGGTTTCATTGATTTGAAAGTGAAGTTACAATGACACAATTAAAGAATGAAAGCTCTGCATTAGTAGCATCTGCTTGATTTTTTAATCTTGATGATTTACAATCTACAATCTCTACTGAAAGACAAAAGAGTTTACAATATAGAAATGAGGCAGATAAATTAAGTTTCCAAAAAGATACTACTGCAAATGCCCTAATTACTATTTATAATCATTATACAATTATAAACTGAGAGAAATACTTTGTTGTAGTTGATAGTGATTGTAAAACTATACTGAAACTAATTAAATTAGAGGCTGTTAATGAAGAAGAAAAGAAAGATGCTAGTTTAATACCATTTCCTGTTGTTGTAAACTACTTTAGACCAAGCAGGGATAATCCTATGGGTTATTCTGTTATGGATTATGTAGAAGATAAACAAAGAGCATCTAGTAAATTATTTAATCTACAACTAATTAAGGCTACTAAAGAGGCTTTATGATGAGATTTTGTTTATGATGTGAACAAGATTAAAAATAGAGCTGATTTACAAAAACCTAGTATTACTTCAAGATATATCTGAATAAATCTTAAATCTTGAGAAGATATTGGAAATGTTGTACAAGAAGTTGCTAGAGAAAAACTTACACAAGATGTTGAGATGATGAGAAATAGTTTGAATAGAGAAGTGCAAAACTCTACTTGAATTGATTGAATTATACAATGAGTTAGATGAGATAGAAGTATTACAGCTAGAGAAAGTCAAACAATACAACAGAATGCAAATCTTAATCTTGCCCTTAATAATAAAGTGAACAGTTGGGGAGAGAAAGCCTTTTGGAAATTATGGTATAGAAGTTATAGAGAATATTTCTCAGGAAGTGCAGAAAAGATTGTTAGACTATCTAATTGATTTGGTAGTAATGTTATGAATTTCAAGAAAGTTGATTTTATAACTACTAATGATATTGATATAGATATTATAAATAAATCTGATGAAGATGCTAAAGTAGCAGAAGAAAAATTAAACATACCTAATTACCAAATACTTCTACAAGACCCAAATATTCCAAAGATAAATAAAGCATTCATAAACAGGCATATATTAAGAATTAGTGGAACTCCTGCTAATATGATTAAGCAGATGATACCTGAAACTTATGAAGAACAAGATGCTAAAGAACAAATCTCAGTATTAAATCACGATATAGAAATACAAGATATTGATGTACAAACAGACCAAGCAACTTATCTTATGATATATAAAAGATGATTGCCTACTGATGCAATGAAGAAGATTACAGCAAAGAGAGAAGCAATATATAAAGAACAGTTAAAGCAAAAAACACAGGCTTGATTACAAATGGATTGACAACCTATGGGTCAATGACAAGCAATGTGATGAGCTATAAACAACTCAATGGCTAACTCACAATCTGCACAAAGACAAGATTGAGAAAGTGCCTCAGTTCAAGATATAATGTAACAATAACAAAAACTTGCCCTTACTTATAATTTAATTATAATAGGGGCATTATTTTATAACATTTTTATATGGAAATACCTACTTTTGATAAAGGTTTAGTTACTAAAGAAGCCATAGAAGCACATTTAACAGATATACAATTTAAGTATATAGCTTGTCATACTAATATTAATTCAATCAATATAATGTTAGGAGCAATTAAGGCAGATATAGAAGAATGAAATGGAGATACAAAATCTTTAGAGATAGCTTTAGATGAACAAAATAATCAATTAGCATCTAATATATGAGCTATTGGTATTCATACAGACAATATAGAATTTTTAAAATCTAACCTAGACTAAAATGGTAATATCAAGAGCAAATTCAATGTGAATAAATTTAATGGAGGGGACAAAAAATCCGTTTCAAGTAAGTAATATTAGTAAATTACAAGATTTTTATGGTCTATCTTATATTGACTTATTTGATGAAACTGAAATGAAAAAGAAATGAGTTAAGAAAGAAGATTTAGAATATATAAAAGAGAACAGAGAGGTAGAGTTCGCTAAAAAGCCTACTGAATGATTTGAATTAAGAGATGTTCAATGAAAAGAAAAGTATAAAAAACTACAACAGTTTTATGGATTTAGTCTAAAAGACACTCAAGATACTGATAAATTATTGAAATTAGGAATGAATAATGAAGATATATTATATATCACTTGAAAAGATTTAGATGAGAAAAAAACAAGTAAATCAAAGGAAGTATTTAAAAAAATAGTAAAAGAAGCTCAAGATGAAGTTATTGCAGAAATGAAGAAAGATTTATGATGAGTTTCTCCTATCGCTTTGTGAAGTAAATGAACTCCTGAAATAGAAGATGCTAAAGAAGCTGAGATTGGTGGTATAGAATTATTAGATGAAATTAGTGAACTTAGAGAACAATATAAAAAAGAACATTGAAAATATCCAAGCTCTCAAATGAAATTAGAAACACTTAAAAAGAAATTATGAGTAAAGAACTAAATGCCTTAAAAGGTATGAAACAATTACAAAACTTCCCACCTTATCTAAAATTATGTAATGAAATAGAATTACAAATACAAGATTTAGATGCACAAATACTAGATACTATATGAGAGAATGAATTGAAATATACTTATATGGATTTAAAGAAAGTTGAGAGATTGTTGTTAAAACAATTCCTTGAGTTACCTGAAAATATAATCTCTAGTTTTGATAATATTGTTGAAACAGTTGATAAAGAAGAAGACTAATAATCTTCTTTTTTTTTGACAAAAATCTCTGTATACATATATTGAACAATGCAGTTGTTGCTGTATAATAATAACACTTAACAAATTAAATATGAGCGATTGAGCAAATATTGACAATCTAAGTTCTGAGGAACTTAATAGTGCCTTGATGAACGATATAGCAAAACTTGACTGAGGTTGAGGAGATGCACCTGCTGACACAAAACCTAAAGCTGAGGCTTGAGATTGAGAAGAAGCACCTACTGAGCCAACTGACCCTGCTAATGCAGATGATGAAAACCTTAGTAAGCCTGAAAAAAAGATTAAGAAACTCCTTTGACAAAGAAATGAGGAAAAGGATAAGAATATTACTCTTGAAAACAGGATAAAAGAACTAGAAAAACAAAATGCCGATAACAAGTTTTATACATCTAATCCTGATGCTGAAACACACAAAGAGGCTATTGATAAACTAATTGAAGAAAGAGGTTTTACAAGAGATGAAGCATATTTAATAACAGCGAATAAAGATATATTAGCTGATAATAGAACTGCTACTGCTTGAAATAGATGAATTGTATGAACAACACCTTGAGCAAATCTTAGGGATAAAAAACCTAACGATATGTCTTTAGATGAGTTAAATGTTACAGTAAGGGAAATGGAAAAAGCTTGAACAATAGGTATTTAATAATTATTTATTAACTATAAGATTATGGCTTCTATAACAAGATGAGATTTGAATGCTTGAGTATTACAAACTTGGCTATATAGAACAGTTTTAGAAAACTTTGAGCCAAATGTAGAATTTTTCAATATGTGAGAAAAACCTATGTTTGAAGATGGATATAATACTGTATCTTGGGCAAAATTTTCTCAATTAACTGTTTCTACTGCTACTGCTACTCTAACTGATTGAGTAACACCTACTGAAACTGCATTTAATGCAACAGTAATAACTGCTAGTCCTGAGGAATATGGTATATATGTAAACTTATCTAGTATGTTACTAGATACTACTGCTATAAACTTTATACAAGGGTCTGCAAAAGAAATTGGGTCTAATATGGCTAGAATTATAGATAACATTGTACAAGATGAAGTTATGACTTGAACTAATGTTAGATATAGTTGAGATGCTACTTCAAGAGTTACTATTGATGCTACTGATACACTAGACTGAGAAGACTTAATTGGTGCATATACACAATTACAATCTGCTAATGCTCCAACTTACGAGGGTTACTATGTTGCAATTTTGCACCCACATACTGTTTACGATTTAAAGAAAGATACATCTGTAACTTGATTTATTGAAACAAACAAATATGTAACTCCTGAAAAAATGATTAAAGGAGAAATTGGGGCAATCAATGGTGTGAGAATAGTTGTAAGTTCAAATGTTAATACATTTACTTCTACTGTTACTGTTTACCCAACATTAATTTGTGGTAGAGGTGCTTATGGTGTTCCAAGCTTAAACAGCCTACAAACATTTATAACTCCTAGAACTGCATCTGATAGCGACCCACTTGCACAAAGGGTCAAAGTTGGTGCTAAAGTTGCATTCGTTTCTAAAATATTGCAAGAAGATGCAATGATTAGACTTGAAAGTGCCACTAGTTTTGCATAGCCAAAAACTATCTAAACTAAATACAATAGAAATTAAGACCTTAGGGTCTTTTTTTATTATCTTAACTTTATTAAATAAGTATTTTTCTTTGACAAACAGATTAATATCAATATTAAAGTTGATTTATTAATAAATATAGATAGTATTAGTATTTATTAATAATACTAATATATGGTTTCAGAATTAGTTAATTTAGTTAAATGAGAAGCAAGAACTACAAGTAATAGAATTTGAGAAGAATTTTGAGTTGCTCATATGGAAATACTTAGAAAAATTAGGAAATTTACTATGGAAATTTCCATAGAAGATTTTAATAAAATGTTTGTTAAATCTACATATGAAAATTCATATAAAAGGATATTTGAAAATTATTCAATAAATAGAGATTGATATATGTTTCTCGTTATGAATATTCATAATAAAAAAGCTAATAGTAAAAAATTACAATTTATTAAAGCTTTTAATGATATGGAGAAAATTTTATTACAACAACAAAATTCCGAATGGTTAACAACTAGAGAATTATGAAAGGCTATAAGATTACAAGCAACAGATACTATAAAAGATTTTATTGAATATGCAAAAGAGCAAGGTGCAAGTAGTGGAGTAAAATTTTATTATGCTAATTTAACTAAAGCTGAATATAAAGCATTAAAATTACTACAACATAATAAACCTAAAACTAGAGATACTTTAGATAAAATGGAGTTATTTCACTTAACAGTTGCAGAGAATATGTTAAAAGGTGTTATTGTAGAAGAAATGAAAAAAGGCACACATTATAAAGAAATATACTTATTATGTAAACTAGCACTAGATAAGTTTGCTGATACATTGTATTTAGATGACATTTGACAAAAACAAATAAGAGCAGATTAATTTCTGCCCTTTTTTTTTGCTTTTTATTTCTCAGGTATTAAGATATAAGTATTAATTAATAATTTTGCCAAAAATGGATAATAAACAATTAACTCCACAACAAATATTAAATGAAAGTTATAATTGAAATTGAGCTGTGAGTACAACACCTTGAGCTTGATGAAATTTAATGGAAACTGATTTAGGAAATACTGTATGGGGAATTAGAAAAGTATCTACTGACTTATCTTTGTTTCATTGAATTTGGACTTATAATATACCACAAGCTTATTGGAGAATATCTGAAAATTGAACTGCTTTAGTTGATACAGATACTTCTACAAAATGTGTATCTAGTCTTTGACAGATGAATATGAATAGTTGAGCTACTATTTGAGATATAACTCATTTACATAGTAGAAGACACCCAAGATACCAACCTAACAGATGACATTATTATGCTACTGCTTGATATATACCTGCTCCTAGTGCTACTTGAATAAGAGAATGGGGATTATTAAGTAATTGAAGTGCTGTTATGTTTAGATTAACAGATTGAGTATTAGAATGAGTAATGAGGAATACTGTATGAACAACTAAGACTGTTGTTTTGGATTTACCTGCTTGAGCTGATTTATCTGCCTGAAACTTATACGATATACAATATCATTGGAGATGAGTATGAAATTATTATTTTTACTTTAATCTGAAATTAGTTTGAGTAATTACTAATCTTTGAGGTTGAACACAAGTATCTACTGCTAATCCTGCTATGGCTGTACATTATAGATGTGAAAATACAGATTGAACTGATGTTGCTATGAGTTTTGGTTGTGTAGATGTTACAAGTGAATGAGGGCAAAAACAATGATTAACTTATGTTGCTTGTACTAATGATATATGAATAACTCAAGGTAGAGCTGTTAGTTGATATGACCAACCTTTAATTATAATGAGAGTTAAAGAAACTTTATATTGAGTAGCTAATACTAGAGATAGTGTATTAACTAGAATTAGTGCTAGTTCTGATAATAAGTCAATAATGAGTATTTGGAGAACTAGAGATATTACTGCTTTAGGCTGAACTGCTTATTGAGATTGAATATATCAAGATGCTGAATTATGAAGTTCTATTGAATATATTGATTGTGTTCCTTATTCTGATACTGATATAACATTTGATATTACTAAGGCAACTAGAATACTTTGAGCTAGAGTACCACAAGATTGAACAAGTACGATATGAAACCCTAGTGAAAATATAGAATTTTTCGCTGAACAATGAGATTATCTAATTTTATGTTGAGCTAGAGAGAGTGGTTGAGCTTGTAATATGTTTTGAAATTTAGAATTAGGGGAAGAAATATAATTTAACTAAAAATTTATGAACAATACAGAACTTTTTGCTAGAGCAAGAAGAAGAATAAATGTAAATAGTACACAATGGAATGATACTGATATATTATTAGACCTAAATACAGTTTATCACGATATGATTGAGTTAATTATCAATGCTGTCTGAGAAGATTTATTTATGAGAAGTTTTCTAACTGATACAGTAATAGGGCAAACTTGATATGATTTACAAGAAGCTACTGCTTTAGTTGTATGACATAAGAAAGTAAAAAGGATTGAAGTATATTACTCTAGTACAGATACTATTCCTAAAGTATTGCACGAAGTATCACAAAATGGGCTACCTTATGCTTTAGATTATTATGCAGAGAATACATCTACTGCTGATGCTTTCTTTTTCTTAAATTGAAATAAGGCACATATTTTTCCTGCTCCTAGTGAAGACATTATTGAATGAGTAAATATTATTAGTGCAATTACTCCGATTGACCTAGTGCTTGGTTGAGCTGAGGCATTAAATTTAATCCCTAGACAATTTCACAATACTATTGTTGAATGAATGATACAATATCAATTAGGGCATTTATGAAAAATCAATGAAAAGAATGATGCGATAAATAATTATGAAAGACTTAAAAATGAAATGGTAACAGAATTATCAGATAGAATAACAGCCCCAATTCATTGACTTTTCCCAAGTTTAACACACTTAGAGTAATATTTAACCTATAAAAAAATGGCAAGATATATAAAAGACTGATTTACCTGAGGAATGTCGGAAGATGATGTACTTTGATGACCTGATAAATATTTATTTTCAAACTGAATTGATGTGAGTTGAAACTCTAATTTTATTCAATTAGATAATGCTCCGACAGAAGCTATTGATACTTGAACACAAGTGCCGAAAGCTTTTTTAGGATTATATGATAAAATTACAAATAGTTCTAAGGTGCTAGCTTTTACTGATGCCTGAGTTTATAGAACTTGAACTGTATGAACTGTGGATAGTAATATTTGGATTACTGCTAATTTTGTAATATGAGATAATGTATATTTAGTTCAAAATAATTGAGCTACTTCTACTTATACATTATATACAGAAACGATAGCTACTGCTATTGCATCATCTTGGACTACTTCTCTTGTAGCCACTACTTGAGCTTTATCTACTAGTGAGAATGATTGATATACTTGAGTTACTGTATTATGAGATATTGCTTATATATGGTTAGGAGATAAGGTTTGTAGATTTGAGCCTACAACTGCTGATACTGTAACTGAATATGATATATTCTGAGATGAGATTGTCTTTATATCTTATGTATGAGGATATTTTAGAGTGTATACAAAAACTTGAAAATTAATGTTATGGGATTGAAACTCTGATGTAATTTCTGAAAGTATTGATTTAAAGTTACCATTAGAAGCTTGATACCAAATATGAAACATTGATTATCTATATTCTTGATTAGTTGGATTACAAAAAGGTTTATATTATATGAGTTGATATGATTTAGTTCCTTTATTCAAAAACAGAGATAGTGAACAATTATGAGAGCAAAAATTTGTCTTTAGTTATCTGAACGACCAAAGCCCTATGGCTAATTATTGACCTACTTTATTTGGACATACTGATAATAGTTGAGATGAAAGATTATATGAGTTTGGGAAAGATGTTGAATGATTACCTGAGGCTTATAAAGAATTACCTAAGTATTCTAGTTATGGGTTAGAATATACTCAAATTAGATGATTATATGTTAGTGAAGATTATTTATATTATGGATTTAATGATTGAACTAATAAATGAGTTGATTATATAAATGTAAGTAATAAAAATGCAAATAAAACTAAGGAGTGAGCAATAATAACAAATGTTAATCCTTTATGAGCTTGACTATATAAGAAAACTGCTAAATATATATATTTTAAAGTTTGAGATATAGATGCCGACAGAACAATAGAAGTTCAAATTAGTTATGATTGATGAGCTTATACAAGTTTAGGCACAATTAATGAACAGCCTTTAGATAATATTGCTAGATTACCTGTTCAATGAGATTTTAGAGATTATAGTATTAAGTTTATATTAGCTACTACTTTAACTACTCCTACAAGTCCAAAAATTTATTACTGATATGCTTTTGATTATGAAGAACACGACATATAAAACAATAAACTGAGAAAAAGTATTGAAAGACTTGCCTTTTAACTCTGTGGACATAAAATCAAGTAGAGAGCCTTGATTATGACAACCTAGATTAAGAAATTGAGTGAATACTAATTGAGAAAGTTGAAGTAGTTGAGTTGCTGATACGAAATATAGTCTTATTGATTGGAGGGCTGTTACTGCTTGATGAGATACTACTTTTTCTTGATTTGGATTTAGACCAAAAAAAGTACAAGTTCATTGATTATCTACTATTTGAATATGATATGAAGATGATGATTGAAATATAACTAATGTAACAAGTACATTAACAGCTAATAGTGTACATTTAATTTGGCTTGAAACTTGATGAAGTAAAATTACTTGAAAATTAAAAGAATTTACTGATGATTGATTTATTGTTACTTGGGATATTGTGGACACTATAACAGTAGGTATGTATGCTACTTGCTACTCTAATATTTAATTAAAAAATTATGGCTATTACTTGAACTATTGCAAAAACAGCAAAAGACTTATGAGATAAAGCAGTTGATGCTGTTGCAGAAAATACTGATGTAAATTTACCTTGAATAAAAGATGTAATTGCACAACCTTTTTGATGAGTACCAAACACAGATGCTGATATTGAAGTTCCTGATTTAGAAAAAAACAATAATACAGAAGCAGGAGTTTTTAATCTGCCTTGAATTAATGATAATATTACAAGAGATATACCACAAGATGAAACAGAAAGTCCATATAGTAATTTAGTATGAGATTTACAAGATAAATGAGTGGAAGAAATTAAAGAAGATAAACAAGTAGTAACAGATAAAACAGAGCCTAGACAATGAGATATGTCTACTTTTCAAGAACAACAAATTACAGAACAGCCTACTAAACAAATTGAACAAAAACAAGAATTATCTAAAGAAGACCCAACTCCTAGTCAAGAAGATTTGGATAAATTAAATATGGAAAAATTTAATGATGCTTTAGATAAATGAGCAACTTCTGAGGATATACAAAAGTTTGCAAATGAAAATCCTGAGCTTCTTCCTGAAATAAGAACAGCAGTTACAGGACATTTTAAAAATAAATCTAATGTTGAGTTTTTTAATAAATTTAACTGAGCATCTAATGAATTTCTTTATGATGCTATGAAGAACTGAGATTTTACTACAACTGATGAACAATATGCTTTATTAAGTCCACAACAAAAAGCAGATTTTGAAAATTATGCTAAATTAGAAGATATTAAAAATATATCTGACCCTGATAAAGATGATGTTGTTAGTTCTGATTTGATAATCAAACAAGATTATATTGATGCTTTAAGTCAAAATTTTTCTAGTACAACAAGACAAAATATTGATGCTATCCAAAACTCTGCTGAATATAAACAAGTTGTAACTGATTTAGAGGCAAAACAGACTGAAATAGATGCTATGAATGATAGTATTAGAGATATTTGAGATGAGATTAAATCACTTCATAAATGAGTACCTGCAAGTGTTATAAATTGAATAATTGCAGACCAAACTAAATCATTAACTAATAAGAAAAATACTCTTATTAATGAATATAATGCTAAGGCAGGAACATTATCTAATTTCCAAAATCAAATAGACATAGAATTACAAGTAAGTCAAATAGAAGATGCTAATCAAAAATGGATATATGAAACTGCATTAGAGCAATATACTTCTGATAGAAAATCAATGACAGATTTAGCTATTAAAGAATTTGAGGCAGAGAATGAGTTTTTAGCAAACGATATTAAGCACCAAAGAACATTAGAATTAGAAGCATTTAAAGCCTGACTAAAAAAAGAAGAAAAATGATGAGTTTATAAAACTGATAGAGAATGAAAACTTTTATATGTAGTTGATTGAGTATCAAGAGAGGTTACATCTTCATTATGAGATGTAGTATTTACAGAAGAAGATAAAGATAAAGGATTTAAAGATACAACTTATTCATCTGATTGAGTATTTACAACAGTAAGAACTTATGATACTTGAGCAGAGCCAACTTATTTTACACATTCTGTTAATTGAACTTCTACAAGTACAATGAGTATTTATGATGCTATTGCAGGGATTGACCCAACTTGATTACAATGTGGAGAAGCTGTAAATAAATATGTAAGTTCTTTATGAGTAGACCCTAAAGATTTTTGGGTATGAAATACTTATGAAAGTAAAGCAAAATATATTGATGAAAGTATAGATATACCACAACCCTGAGATGTTGCTATATGGAATAATTGAAGTGTGGATAGTGCAACTTGAGAGGACTATTGACATATTTGAATAATTACTTGACCTGTACAAAAAGATTGAACAGTAGAAATTACTGATTGGAATATAGATTGAAAAGAAACTAAATCTACTAGAATGGTAAAATTAGATACTATTAAAAATAGTGATTGATGATTTTATAGTCCAAGTTTATATACAGAATGACAAAAAGCTTTCTTAGAATGATTTGATTGAAAAGTTACAAGTACAACGAAAGCTACGATGAAAGAATTATGATTAACAGCAGAAGATGCTTATGCTTATAAATCTTGAGCTATAACAGGAGATGATGCTATACAAATTAGAAAGGCTACTGATATGATAAGTAGTTTAAAATGAATGCTTGATTTAGGTAGAATGGATAGAATGACAAGTTGATTAGTTCAATATACTCCTTTCTTCTGAGATAATGAAGCAGATTTTAGAGCAGACTTTAATTTTTTAAAAGGACAATTAACATTACAAAACTTAATAGACCTAAAAGCTTGATGAGCAACTTTTGGGGCATTATCTAATGAGGAATTAAAGATGATAGAAAATTCTGCTACAAAATTAGCTATGAACTTATCTAATGATAAATGGAATGAAGAAGTGAATAAATTAGTAGATGTATTTGAAGATATGATAACAAGAACTTGAGGGCAGGTAGATATTGAGCCTGAGCCTATCAATTCTAATAATGCAGATATATTACAAGAATATAACAAGGCAAAAGGGGCAATAGATTTATCTTACTTAGACTAATTATAATACTATGACTGACTTATTTAATATACAAGATTTTCAAAAAGGAGCTAATCTGAGAACACCTCAGCAAACACAAAGTAAAGCCCCTATTTTTAATGCGACTGATAATAAAATACAAGAATTAGCTAATACACAAACAGCTCCTACTCCTACAATAAGGACAAAACAAAAAATGTTTGAGGATATGGCGAAAGTACAAAAGAATGAATGAGTTACAGATGTAGAAGCTTTAGCATTAGTGAAGAATTATTATACTGAAAAATGATATACTGTTGAATGAATGGATTTAGAACAACCTACTCCTGAAAATGAAGTATCTTGAGCTTTTGAAGACAATAAAACATTCTTATCAAGAATAGAAGAAAAAGCTAGACAAAATGTAGAAATAGAATGAGAAATAGATACGAGCAATAGAAATGTATTTAGAAAGTTCTTTGATAGAACTGCTAATGATGCAAGAGCATTTAGTTGATTAGTTGAAGCCTTAATCTGAGAATGATTTGAAACAACTTGACAATTAGCTTCATTTCTTAGCCCTGATGTTGTTGAAAAACCTTTTAAAGATGAAGTTAAAAGACAATTTGATATGGTTATAGGTAGTGATGTAGCACAAACCATTTGAACTACTGCAAAATGAATTTGATATACTGCTAAAGAAGTATTTGAAATGTTACCTGAGGAAGTACAACAAGATGTAGAAAATCTTGGTGTTATTTGAATATGAGTATTAGATTTAATCGGAACTTGATATTTATGAAAAGAATGAGTTAAATTATGAGCTAAATGATGAGTTGCTTTATGAGAAAAAACTATAAAAACTAAAAATTATTTATTTCCACAAGAAAGTTTAAATGATTTAATTGCTAAAGCATCTCAAGCTAAAACTGCTCCTGATTTAAAAGCATTCAAAGACAGTATCTCATTAATAGATACTGCTAAGATGAATACTTATAATGATTTATGAAAGAGTTTTAGTAAAAAAATCTGAGCAATGTCTACAAAAGTTGATGATATGTTATCTACAAAGCCTGTATATAATATAGAGGATTTAACAACAACTGTATGAAAAAGACAAACTAATTATGTAAATTCTGCTATTGATGATTTAAAGAAAGTATGAGCAAAAGAAAATGATTTAGAATTTCTTGCTAAAGTTGATGATTTAGAAGATATAGTAAAATGGAGTGAAAAAGATATTAATGATTTGGCTAGATTTTATGGAACTAAATTTAAGAATAAATCTTTTAGTAAAACAACTTGAGAACCTTTATCTAGTGTAAGTGCATCTAGGTTTGAAAATAATAGAGCTTGATTAAAAAATTTAGTTAGAGATAAAAATGGTAATAGTGCATTAAAAGAAATGGATTTACAAATATCTGAATTATATACAGCTAAATGACTAGTTGATGATATGGGTAAAAAAGTACAAAATCTATTTAATAAAACTATAACTAGATGACCTTTGGCTTGATTATGAGCTTGAACTGTTAGATTAGCAAATACATTATCTTGAGGGTCAATTTGATGAGCATTAAGTGCATTATGAGTACAAAGTAATATCTGAAAGAAAACTTTAGATGTATTATCTATTCAAAAGAACTTAAACAAGACTTTACAGCAAATAGATAGAATGGAGAGTATGTTAGATTGAGGGAAATTAAGTAATGCTAATAAGGCATATATAGAGAGATTTTTCTCTGAGTTTAATGCAAAAGCAATGTCTATTTTACCAAAAGAAACTCCAAAAGTCGTACCAAAAACAAAAGCTAAACTCAGTCCTGCTGAACAAGCATTTAAAGATGAGGTGGGTTTTAAAAAGGCAGATGTAAGTCCTAGTAAAACTCAAATAAATACTAAATGATTTATAAATCCACAAGCAATAGTAGATGATATTGCTAAGATATGAAAAAAAGCTACACCAACTCAAATCAATAATCTTGCAAAGAAAATTACTGTTGGATTAAATCTAGCAACAGAAGAAATTAAGGCAGTTTATAAAATAGTTAGAGAATGGTTAGAAAAACAATGGACAAAAGCTAAACCTAAAATGGCTGAATTAATGGACGAATTAGCTGACAAAGTTCCTTGAACAAAAAGTAAATTTTTAGATGATACTAAAATAATTAAAACACCTACTAGTTTATTAGAAAATAAATTTTGATTAAAGTGTTCTTGAAAATTATGTTGAAAGAATGCTCTTGAACAATATGTAAAGAATGGTAATAAGTGAACAATAGAATGATGAATGTTTGTACCAAAAAATACAGCAAAAACACAAGCTGAGGCATTAGAATATGTAAAAAATTCTACTGTTTATAAAAATGCTCAAAATAAATGAGATGTAATTCATATATGGTATAAGAATGATAAAGGTAAGATTATATGAGATGAGGCATTTACTAAATGACAAGAATGATTTTATGTAACAAAAGATGAATTATTAAAAGTTGATGCAAATAATCTAGTAGTTTTACATAATCTTTCTGCTGATAAACTAAAATCTATACAAGAATTATGAGGAATGCCTTGACCTAGTCTTGCTGTAACGAAGAAAACAATACCATTTGAAGATTTTGGAGATATTACATTAGTTTGAAATAAGGCATTAATTCAAAGCCTGAAAGCTAAAACATACTCTGCTGATATATATTCTCCAAGAGTACCTCAGCCTAGCTTAGTGCTTAAAAAATGAAAAGAAATAAATCAAAGAGTAACTCAGATGACACAAGATTTATCTGAATATAAAGTAAGTTGATATGAGATAATAAATTGATTAGAAGAATGATTATGAACTAGAAATTATTGATTAAAGGCTTTATATGCTAAAGAAAAATGATTAAATATTGATATAGCAACAAAAATGCCTAGCTCGTGAACATTTACTTGATATAATCAAATTGCTAGAATAAAACCTGAAACATTAAAAAAATATTTTCCTGAAAATTTTGTGAAAAATCAAGATAATGAATTATTTATAGGGCAGATGCAAAAGATAATGGATAAAGCATTTACTAGAGTTGAAGCACCTAAATTATCATATTTTGATGCAGAAGCAATGCACTCTTATTTAACAAATTTAAGAGCGAAGAAAATATTTGATAAATTCTGAACTTCAAACAATATAGATGATGCAATTACTAAAGCCTGATTAACTGATGATTTTGAGAGATTTACAGAAAAAATCTCAAATGAATTAATGGATAAAAAGCTTTATAAATGAAGAACTAACTTGTGAAGACCTAGTTACTGAGAATATACACTAGATACTGTTTTAAAAAATATGTTTAAATGATGAACACAATGAACAGAAAGTGGTTGATTATTTACTCAATGATTAAGTGGACAATTATGAAAGAATGCTAAATCTTTATCAATATGAGGAATTAAAAAAACAAAATTTTGAAGTTCAAAGCAACTAGATATTAAATATCAAGCATTAAAAGATGAATGGATAAGGACAACTTCTTGAGATATAAATGATTTTCTCGCAGATAGTTTTTCACTTACAAGACCTAGCACAAACATAGTAGATGAAATAAATAGATTTTCAGCTTCTAAAATATCTATTGCAGAAGTTGATAGATTAAAATGAATAATGAAAGAAGCTATGGATTTACCTAAATCGTACATAGAAACAAAAATAAAGAGAGCTGTACAATTAGATGAATTTACTTATGCTCTAGTACCAAAAGCTCAAATGTGAGAAGTAAAAACTATATTAAAATGAACTTGACTAGAAGATAGAATAGTTTGATATACACCAAAACCTTGAGCAAGAACTGAATTAATACAAAAGATTAGTAAATATTGAAATGTATTTTTCTGATTATGATGAGCATTATTTACAACTGAATACTTATCTGAAATACTATAAAGACACCCTCAAAAGAGTATTCTTGTACACAAAAATAGAACAATAACAAACAAAGCCAAAAAGAAAATAAAAAATCTTTTTGGCTATTTTAAAGCATTAAGCCCCTATTCTCTAATTATTATCATAAATGAGATTTGACATTGTAAAAGAAAACAATATAATGATTATGCACTTGAGGGAATATCTCACAAACAAGTTCATTAACATTCTCAGGCATTAGTAATATTGTACTTTAGGAGTAGTGGATAACATTCGCTACAATTCTAGTGCAGAAACATTAGTGTCTGCGAATGTTAATGAATATATATTTTAATACTTAAATAATTTAAAAATGAAAGATTATACTTGAAAATTTATTATTATATATGATATAAATAATAATGCTAAAATATTAACTGCTCTAAATTGAGATATTAAATTATTTAATACTTATGCAGATGCAGATTTGATTTGAAATAAATCACTACTAATAAAAGATACTACTTGGACTATTCTTGCACATATAGGATAATTTTAATTACTAATAAATAAAAATGGAACTTAAAAAATTTATAGAATGGTTACAAAGTGAAAGTAAAAAGTGTATAGAAAATTGTAACTCTGAAAGAATGGAAAATTTAACTATATCTGCTGATATGGTAAATGAATACTTAGATACAATAATTGATAACAAATAATTATGAAAACAATATTTGAGAAGTTAATTAAATTAGTTATGATTTCAGGTCGGTTATTATGGATTACTCTTTTAATTACATTTTGGTATATCACAATACCTGTTATAATTTGAATAGCTACTATAAAAACAGTATTTGAATAAAAGATAAATAAATTATTGCAAAATAATTCTGAGGGATTAATATATAGATATTAATCCTTTTTTTATGTACTTATGACTACAATTTGGCAACAAGAAAGTCCTACACAAACTGATTATGATACAATAGCAACAGATGCCCTTTTGCAATTATCTGATGATGATGACGAAGCTATTTTATTTCATACCTGAGTTTTTGTAGATGCAGAAACAGAATGGACAGAAGACCCTACTTTTTAATTAAACTATTATGACAATTAAGGTAAAAAATTTAGCACAAAAAACTACTGCTGTTAATGCTCTTGATAGAGTAGTAATCGTAGATGCAGAAGATAGTGATATAGTAAAAACTATGCCCTCTGAGAATTTTGTATGACCTGTATGAGAACAATGAATACAATGAGAACAATGAATACAAGGTATTCAATGAGAACAATGAATACAATGAAATGACTGAGCAGACTGAATTAGTTTTGTGTGGCAAAGTGCATATAGTCCTGTATTCGCTTATTCTGTAAATGATGCAGTATCTTATTTATGAAGTGCTTATGTTTGTATATTAGCATCTACTTGAAATTTACCTACAAACTGAACTTATTGGGATTTAGTTGCTAGTAAATGAGATGATTGAGCGACAGGTGCTGATTGAGCTGACTGAGCAGATTGAACTGACTGAGTTAGTTTCATATGGCAAGGAACTTATAGTGGTGTTACTGCTTATGTTCTTGATGATGTAGTTGAATATAATGGAAGTTCTTATATATGTATTCAAGCTTGAACTTGAAATTTACCTACAAATGTGCTTTATTTTGAATTAATGGCACAATGAGGAACTGATGATACTAAACAAGATTTAGAAAGAAATATAACTACTGCTACTGGTAATTATTCTCCTACTCTATGATTAGATAATGGTTGAGTTATAGAATTAGAATGATGAGCTAATATATGATTTGATTGTATTTTAAATTCTGTTAGTGCATTTCCTATTTGAACTAAATTTACAGTTTTCCAAAAAGATGCTTTTACTTGAAGTATAACCTGTGGTATTTGAGCTACGATAAATTGAGTAGCTT